AACAGGCAGGGAAGGTGCGCCATGTGTTATATAGGTTCTCACCTTTTTGTCGCTTAGAAACGGTCTGGGATATGCATAGGGACCTATCACTGGTACAAATTGATATGCATAGCCTGGAGTGAGTACTTCATCAAAGAATATCTCCATTCTTGGCGTTAATCTAAACCACCAGACTGGTGAGACAAAGTAAATACGATCTGCCCATTTAACTAGTTCTTTATACTTGTCAATTAAATCTGTTCTAGGCCTAGCAAAACTATCTCTATACAGATCGATAACCTCAATTTCATTTAGATAGCCATCTTCTTCTAACAGAGTTTTCTTAATCGTCTTAAATATACCATTGTAGCAGAATGATTTCTCATCGGGATGGCCGACGACAATTAGGTTCTGCATTCTTTCTTTCTTCTTACAAATTGCCATTTTATTTCTTTTCTATTGGGTTCTCGTTCTCGTCGTATTCTGGTGCTGTCAATAATTCATAGGCAATCCAAATCCATGTGATTACAAATCCGATTGCAAATAGTTTCCAAGTCATTCTGCTTTATTTAAGAGCCAAGAGCTCGATTGTATTTTATCTCCTAGACCATCTATCAATTCTACTCCGAGTTCTTTACAGATTTGAGCCTCTGGAATTGAGTTGTTATTCTGGTCTCCGCCGTTCGCAAACATAAATTTACGATGTATGGTAGTATTGTCTTTGACTATGGTTTCGATAGTCTCACAAACTGTTCTGTTTTTGTCGATCGACAAATAGGCTCTATCTACTACCCTCAATGAACTCACAATTTTTAAACGTTCTTCTTCATCTTGAAATGCTTTAGAGCCCTTTAGTTCTCTTTGTAGATCTGAGTTAACAATAACCCAAAGTTGGTCACCACATTTTCTAGCATTCTCAAAATACTCAATGTGGCCCTTATGAATTGGGTTAAAATATCCGCTAACTATTACTACTCTTTGCATTAGGGTGTATTTTCCGGTCCTCTTTGTACTTCTATAATTTTATTGTAAGCGATTGTATCATTTTCTTTCGCCCAAGTTTTCCAGTGCTCCACATACTCCATAGCCTCGACTTTACCGCTGCCCGGAGTTATTCCCCATTTAATAAAGCGTACAGCATCTAATACATCTTCTAAGTGCAGTGTTTTGTAAGCCTCTTCCATATTTTGTGGCCTATCATCATAATGTTCGTGGAGTCCCATCATAAAAATTTAGTATATTTAGTTAATTCTTGTTTTCTTGCCTCTTCTAATCTCTTTGCATGATATTCTTTTGCATACTGCTCCATGATTTTACTCATTTGAGTATAATGTGAAAATGCATCACTGTCAATAGCCAGATCTGGCCATTCGTTTTTATCTAGCCAATCCGCCGCGCTCATATAAATACTCTCCTAAATCGTCTCTACTTGTTGGTACATCATCCCATTTTGAATCATACCAAAATGTTCTACCGTTTCTATCTTTTCTCTTTGACATTTCTGCATTACCATAACACAACATAAACCGCTCCTGGATAGCTTCATCTCCAAATGGATTATCCCAATCCTTAATGCTTCCGCCACCTTTAGCATACGCTAGAAGTGGAATATCACGGCATAGATCTAGTAGTTTAGGGTATCTTGCGAATTGCATGCCTGCTGGTAAGAATGGATCTACATCATCAGCTCTATAAATAATTTCTGCTCTTAGGTAATTACCAATACCATTAAAATATTTTTGGTCCATTAACATTTCATAAAGTGGCTTCTTTAGTTTAGTCAGGTTAGTCATGACGTTATCCCAAAATGCTTTATACTCTGTTGTTGGATCTGGACCTCTATTATCAGACCAAGATACACCCTGCTTCCACTTGCCAAAACGTCTGACATCTACAAAGGACATTGTAGTTCCGTCAGATCTATAAAATTTTAGGTGCGAATGTTTTGGCTCCTGCCCGGCGTTAGTCAGTTTAAAATGCCCGGACATACCCATCGTGATTCTTACAGGGATATATTGGTCTGAATGTTTATCTAAAAAGTAAAGTACCATTTCTTTACCCTTAGAAACTGCTTTAATTTTAAATGTTTCAAATGGAATATTAAGGTCCTCACATTTATGGACTGGATTCTTCTCCACTCTCACGTAGGTTTGGCCTTCTGATACTTGGTTGACGTAGTCTGCTGTAAATTTGAGTTCCGCTAACTCTGGCATAATAAACTGATTTAGTTATTATAGAGAATTAGCGGGACTTGTTTCAATCTTTTGGCCAAAGTGCCTCTTTAATATTATCAGCTAAATTAGGTCCATGCTTGAATGCATCGATTTCCCATTTACGGTCTGGATAGTTTATCTCAGTAATATCATAGATTGTATCACCTTTCCAAACTACTGCTTTGCCACCTAGGGTTTTTAACCAATTCATCTCATATTGTTGTAGATGAATTAACTCATGTGCAATCGTGTTGATTGCTGTAGATCTGCTAATCCCCTTTTTTACGAAAATAGCATACTGATCGCCGTTCGTTTTAATATAGGCATCAGTTTCATAGTCACCTCCAAGCGATTGAGCTTGGTCTTGATTTCTAATAACCACTACCACATTACTAATCGACAGTCTGTCTAGACCAACCTGAACAATCGTGTCGAGGTAAGCCTTCTTGTGTAGATTAAATACTGCGTTACGGTTATTGAACTCGTAGTTTTCAAATTTGCGCTCTGGACGCGAAGCTAGATAAATGATTAGAGCTATAACTAATAGAACTATTACACCTATCCAGTGTTTAGTCTTCATATTCGCCATTCCATTTTTGAGAACCTCCCGAATTGTATATATTCCAGGATTGCTCCCAATAAATGTGGTCGTTGTTGTGGTTAGTATTAGTACTCGTCATCGAATTCATCTAGATCTTGCATAGATCTGACATTTTTGTAGTTTAAGCCACGCTCCTTGTTGCGTTGCTTTTTCTTTTTGAAGTTAAGTTTGCGGCGACGGTTTTCATCGTCATCTCGGGCGTCCCAGCGCTTGCTCGACTTATTCATGAAGTAATTAAATAGTATTAAGAGTTCTTGTCTCCAGGCCATTTTGTGTCTGGATATTCAAAAGGTTCCGAGTTAGTCCCATTGGTACTAGTTGTATACCAAGGTTGTCCAGGTCTATTTGGATCGTATGTCCAATCAGGATTAGAAGTCCAATATGGATTTGGATTATATGGGATATGTGTAATACCGTTATGGTTTTCATTAGTTAGAAGTACTACTGCTTCTTCTGCAGTAATTTGCTTTTCGTCTAATAGTCTTTGTACAATGCTTGCCCTTGTCATATTTTATATATTTACTTTATGTGTATTAATAGCATTCATAATTTCAGAAATATTATCAGGGCTTAACCATCCTACTATATCGTCTTCTGCACCTGGTAGAATTTCTTTAGTAGCCCATTCATTATTGTTATCTAAAATTGCAATTTCAAACGATTCATATTCTTCAATTAATTTTAGGTATAATTTAGGAGTACAGTATGCCATCTCACCACATACTACAGAGATTCTATATCCATTTTCAAATGTATACCATCCTGCCCATCCTCTTCCAAGTGGGTGTTTCGCAAATTTTAAATCGTTAAATGTTATCATAATTTTAATTTTGCGGAGAAGGAGGGATTCGAACCCCCGGATCCGTGAAGATCGCCAGTTTTCAAGACTGGTGCATTCGACCACTCTGCCACTTCTCCTATGTTCTTTAGTCTATTAGATTAATTACAAACGTATTGTTTCTTTCACTTTTTTCTTAAGTTTATCAACGGTGTGAAAGAGGCCGTCGACAAACGCCGTATTGTCATTAAACCTAGCGTCAATTCTAGATTCCATTTTATCTGTTCTTGAGTCAATATATCTATATACCTCGTCAAAATCAGACCTTTGTGATTTATGTAGACCATCAACTTCTTCGTCTACTCTTTTTTCCAAGTATTCTACTTGGGATTGCAATGCTGCAATCTGTCTCTGTGACTTAAACATTGAAACAACGCCAGCCAAAGCCAACACTGTTAAAACACCTAAACCATAAATTAATAATTGTTCCATATTTTTATTGTTTTTATTTTGCGACTAAAGAACAATTACATTAATGGGCCTGCACTACATGAATAGATAGCAGCCTTCATTCTCTGCTCTTCTAGCCATTTCATATAGGTCCAAATTTGTTTTAATCTTTTCATATTAATTATCTAATTGATAATCATCTGGTGGCAATTGCTCCAAATAACTTACAGGTACTTTATTCCATTTAGCTTCTGTTGTACTATTCTCATCAACTAATTTATCATAATCGTATTTACCTTTAATAAATTCGTTTAGTGCTTTACCTTGACTTTCAGCATTATTAAAAGATTCGAAATCAGAACGACTAACGCCGTTATATAAGTAGCTTGCATGATTAAAATTTACAATTAATGTTTTAGTTTTGTAATTATACTCAGCTGATGTCAGTGTAGAACTGTCGTAATGTGATGTGGTGTTGGTAATCATAAAATATAATTTATGACTTATATCTGATACTTAGTAAAAGTTTCTAACCTAATGCGTCGATATTCTTAATTTTAACACCGCTTGAAGTAAGTGCCTTATTAAGTTGCTTAATTGCAGATATTACTCCAGAGTTATCTCCACCAGAAGAACTTGAACCGCCGCCGGTAAATGCTGATTTAAGACTACCCATTGCGTTAGATATTGCATTACCAGAATCTGCAGTTGCCGTCATACCATCACCTACTGTAGTTTTAAATTCACTTAACATATCTGCTAGATTTTGTAGAGCCTGTTCAAGAGATTCTCCCATCGCAGCAAGTATATCAGTTGGTTCTCCGCCTTCTGAAAGTACGCCAAGTGCTTCAAACATTTTTCTAGTCTCAACAAGTTTATCAAGATCCATCGCATTAATTGCACCACTAATCTCTGGCATTGAATCTCCCATTCTAACAGTATTAGCACCAATTGTAGCCCATAACGTAGCCTGTTTAGCATAGCCCTCTGCTCTAGATTTTTCATCAACTGGACCTACAAATGCTCCAAAGAACAATTTACCTTTTTCTGGATCGAATGTATTAATTGCTGATATAATACCTGGAACGGAATTACCCATTTTCTCAAAAGTATTTCCAACAGCAGAAATCATCCATCTTTGTTCTTTAATAGTTTGCGCATCTGTCCCCTGGTCTACATTAGTAAATACTCCAATAATATCTGCCATTTTACCAGCAAACGCTTTAGAGTCCATATTACCTACTATTTCAATAATGGTTTTTACAGATTCACCTAATTTCTTATATGGCTCGCCAATCATACTAACAATTTCAATACCCTTTTCAAAAGTGGTTTCGCCTTGCCACCACGATGATGTTTTAGCCTTGCCACTACCAATTACCATAAGAGTATCTGTTAGAGCCTCGATTAACATTTGAGTATTGGTTTGTATCTTTGCTTTCAGGCCTTCTGCATTTCCAATAGTCTGATAACCAGTAATTTTACCGTCTTTATCGTAAATAGGGAACCTTAACTTGGCCATAGCTTCTACACCTTTCGCTAGGTTTAATAGAGGCTCACCAATACCTGTTACAATTGCAATACCTTTTTCAATAGTGGATTTACCACCCCACCATGAACCATCATTTGCATCTGGATTTTTACCAATTTGAGCAAAAGTACCGGAAAGTGAACCGACTAACATTTGAGTATTATTAGCAACTGCTTGAGCATCTTCTACACTAAATTGTCTATAGCCTGTAGCTTTACCTTCTTTATCAAAACCCGTTGGGAATTTAAGCATCGCCATATCTTGTACACCACCTGCAATATTACTTAGGGCTTGTCCCATATTCATTACAGATTCAATACCCATTTGAACAGCACCGCCACCTGATAAGAAGCCTAATAGACCGCCTGAACTTGGTCTACCAAAATCAACTGTCATTGGATTACCATCCGGGCCAATAACTTCTTGTTCACCACCCATTCCAATCTTAGCGAAAGGAACTGCAAGCGAACCAACCATCATCATTGTATTTTTAACTACGTTCTTAAATGCATCACCACCAATAGTCTCAAATTTTGTTGGGTTACCTTCTTTATCAAAACCAATTGGGAATCTAAGGTTGGCCATAGCCTGAACACCTTTAGCAATACCTGTAAGTGCCCTACCCATATTCATGGTTGACGCAACACCTATTGCAACTGTATTCTTTTTACCTAAGCCAAATAAGCCGCCACCGCCGCCTCCAAATTTAACTTTAGTAATTGTACCGTCTGCGCCTAGAACTTCCATCTCTTCACCAGCACCAATTTTATGGAATGGTACTGCTAATGTACCTAACATTAACGAGATATTTTTACCTAATACTGGTAAATCAAGTCCATCATTTTGTAGTTTAGCAAATCTTTTAAGACCAAGACCAACTGTCATTAAAGCAACACCTGCTGCAACCATTGCACCTGAACCTAATAAGATACCTGCTGCTGTCCATGGCCACATAACAAATGCATCACCAATTGCTTTAAAGACAGGTACTAAACCAGTATCTTCATCGGTTAGTTTATCAATATTACCACCAGATAAAACTTTAGCCATAACAGCGATACCTGCTCCTACTGCTAGTAAAGCAACACCTGCAACTATCATTGCTCCAGCCCCTAATGCAATAAACGCTGGAATTGGTCCTGCTCCTGCAATACCGAAGACTACACCTAGACCACCAATCAGGGCCATCGTGGCGCCAATCATTGGCCAAGGATTTGAACCTAATGCTGCTGTAATAATTTTAAAACCTATTCCTATAACTATTAAGGATGCTCCGACAAGTATCATCGCGATAGCTCCTTTCTTAATAAATTGTTCACCAAGGCCAATTACTGCAAACGCAGCTGCTAATAGACCTATTACTAAGAGTGCTCCTAAACTTTTCGCAGCCTCTTCACCAGTAATATTGCCAATTATTTTACCAAAGAATAGAAGTGAAAGACCTAATACGATAATGGATAAAGAAACCCATAATAATGATTTTGCTCCGTTTTCAATATAATCACTTGCAAAGCCGACTAATGCGAACGCGAGTCCAATTGCAATTACAGTACCAACAACCATTAATATCGTACTAATGTTTGGCATAAGTAATTGGAATAGAGCTAAAGAAACACCTAATGCTAAAATTGATAGACCGGCCATTACAAGCCCTTTACCAGCTTTTTCCATGTTATCTATAACACCAAACTCTTCTAATACATAAAATGCTAATGCAATTGCACCAATTACAAATATTGATAAGATAGCACCTTTAATCGCAGCACCTGCAATTAAACTAACTAGTGCAAATGTAACTGATAATGCTAATAGACCTAATGCAACGCCTAGAACGGCATCACCCATGGTTTTCATTTTATCTAATACTTTATCTGGAATTATAGATGCAATTAATCCAATAGTACCTATTAATAAAACACTTACTAAAGCTCCCTTGAGTGCAGATTTTGAAATTAAGGTAACTAATGCTAAGGTGGCTGCTAATATCAGTATTGATTTACCGACATCTCCCATCATTTTAACCTTCTCTAGCTTTTCTTGATCTAAATTCTTAGTACCAAAATTAATACCTGCTACAAGCGCCCTTAATGTAAGTGCTATGAGTGGAGTACCTATTACTGCCACCATTAATAATGGGGTGGCTAATACCATATATCCAGCAAACTTTAGTATTGATTTACCAACATCTCCTAGTAGAGTAATACCTGCTGCTAAGCCTTCCATTTTGGCTTTAACATCTTCTCCAGTATCTTCTAGATTATTTACAGCGTCTACAACAAATTGCAAACCTTTACCAAGAGGTTCCATGGAAGGTGCTAGCATTGCAATTGCCATGGCATTCCCTAGACCTCCGCCTACGCTCTTACCCTTTCCGTCTCTAATGTCTTCAATGGCAGTGGCCATAGCGTCCATTCTATCATAGAATTCACCACCTACTGCTAATGATACTGCAGTATTTTCAGTATTAACTGCTATTTGACCTAGAACATTACCCTGGCTACCTAACTTGTCGAAGGCGCCAGCTAACGATTTCATGAAATTTTGAGCCATGTATAAGTACCGCTGATTATTTTTTAGTATACAGGAACACCACTGTAAAAAGTGGTGCTCCTTATTACTATATTATATATCTCTACAACTTCGGCATCTTAATAGATGGAGTCTTGAGAGATGGGGTGCTTGGCATCTTAGGCGGTTTATATTGAGATCTCATTGCTGACATCTGACTCGCCTGTTGTTCTTGTTGCTCCCCTTGCTGTTTATTCTTATTCTTGATGTATTCCGAAAGATTCTTAACGTAGTACCAAAATTCGTAGTAATACATATTTTCAATCTCGCTCGGTTGCATCCTAAGATGAATACCCAGGTAGAACTTTGTCTTAAAGTAGTTCTCCAGCGAGATCTGAAATAATGAAAAGACTTTTGATGCCACCTGGGAAGTCAAGAGGGGCTTTTACCAACTCTCCTTCAAAGGTAGTTTCTAGTGTAGTAGCTACACCAATTTTCATTCTTTCAGCTAATCTGTAGATTACCATAAACTTTTTCTCATCCCAGGCTTTATAGTCAACTTCATGTTGGAAAATCTTACTTAGATTTAAAGTTCTCCAATCTGGTTGCATATAAGGCAATACTTGAATAAATGCTCTATCAAAATCTTGATCTTTTTCTTGTCTATCCTTTAGATAAGATGTAATCTCTTGCATAACACCAATTGTAGGTGGTTTCATTTTAACTTCACCAGCAGAACGAGTCTTAATTACATAAGTTCTTTCTTTTTCAGAATAATATCTTTCGATCTCCTCGTCAATCTCACTTGGAATTAAATTTTTAACAGCTAATTCAACATCAATCTGTTTCTTAGTCTTTTCAGTTTTACCTTTTAAGATTAGTTTATTCTCTGGTTCAGGGAATGTTAGATCTCTAACACTCAATAATACTACAATTCTATCTTCTTCTAAAAGATCTTTCCAAGATAGTCTCTTTTTATCTGCAGTGATTTGCATACAAGTTTCAACAATAGAATTTAATTTCTCTTCCATGTCGATATAGTTAGATTCATCCATAGTTGAAAAGTGTCTAATCTCAGCTGCTTTCGCAGATCTAATTTTAATTACACTATCAGCTGGATAGAATTTACCCCTTGAAGGTAAAGTCTCTTGGTCTAATACATGCCATCCCAGTGCACTATCAGAAGATTGTGCTCTGTCTGGTCCAAAATCAGACATATTAACTTTACCTAATCCGCCAGAATTAACTACGGCTTCAATACCTGCAGCATCACCATCTGTGGATTCAACATGCGGCTTATTAATTGAGTCTTTAGATTCTAAAGCCTTTGCCATTTTTTGCTCCTCAGGAGTCAATTTGTTTTTGTCTTCACTCATTTTATTTGCTTTTTAAGTTTTTAAGATTTTGTTTTATATAGGATCTTTGCTCTATACTTCTTCTACTAAGCTCATCCTGTATTAAATTACGAATGAACGCGCTCACAGATATTGGGCGAACCTCGCGGTCTAGAGCATCATTTAAGATAACTCTATTAACTTCGCGGACCTCGTCCTCTGTTAGTAGAACCTGTAATTTTTTTGTTAATTTATCACTCATAATCTGTTATTATCTTGATATTATATTATGTTTTGTAAGGCTAAAAAAAGAAGGAATTCTGAGAATCCCTTCTTTTACTAGTCTGTATTAAATTTAATTCAATTCTTCTGAGTAAGTATCACATCTCCATGTGATTTCTAATGCTCTAGGCTCTGCATCTGCATAGTCTAGTCCTTCCACTAGGTTTACACCTGATGAAATGAAACAATCATCTAATGTTACTTTTCTGTAAATGTCACCTTCTCTGTTGAATTGAACAATAACGATTGTACCAACATAATTCTTTTTAAGACCCATTTCGCCAGTTTCCGGATTGTAAGCCGCTCTGTACCATTGTCTCATTGATTTATATAAGTACGCTTGGTTTGAATCGTTCAAGTTTAGCGTGAAGTTGATTGTAATATCTACTGCAGTGTTAGCTGGCATACTTGCGAATGATCTATCCGCGAACTTGTATTTTTGTCCTACGAATTCCGTTGCTGGAGCTAATGCGTCTAAACCAGAGATTGAATTAACGTGTTGTAAAAATAATTCCTGTCCTGCGACTCCTGCTGGAGGTAATAATGTCACCTCAAATAGGTTAGCCTGTACTGGTTCGAAATTTCTACCTTTCTTGCTAGTTTGGTCCTCTGAATAATGTGGTAAAGCCATATCTTAATTTTCTATTTTATTTATATATCTTTCGTTTCTTATGCAAAGTTTCCAGTTGCAATTTCACCTGTGTTAAGTACTGTTACTCTCGATACTAGAATTTCAAGACCTTTAACTGGTTCTACGAACGTATCTAGAATACCCATGTTGTTATCAATCACTTCATTTGTATTGTTTGAAGTGTCCATGATATTCTTATAGTCGTATACACCACCATCTTTCTTCACTGACTCCATAAAGTTATCAGCTAGAGTTTTGATCTCTAATCTAGTTTGAGCGCTATTAAACTCAAATAGGTAGTTTTTAAGAATCTCAGCTAAACCATCTTCAATGTAAATAAGAACTTCTCTTACGTGTGCTGAAGATAAGGCTGATTGAATTCCTTGTTGTGCAGTCTTGTTACCTTTGATCGTTAAACCAACGCCTCTTTCGAATACGATTGGGTTGTAACCGAATGGCTCAAGTACATCTCTATCATTTTTATCGAATGCAAATTCTAGAGACTGTACACCTGTTCCACCTACAACACCTCTTCTTGGGCCTGCGATGATTGACCATGGTAATGCATCTAAAAATTTATCAATATAGTTGTTTGATACGTAAGCTGCTGGTGGAATAACTTTAGTTCTACCGTTCTCAATTACATTAAGACCAGGACCGTAGTAGAATGCATAGTTTGCACCTTCGTTGATCGATGGTAATGTGTAAAGTTGAGTTGGGTTATTCTCTAAGTTACCTCCAGTTGCTACGTGATTTACACTAAATCCGTAAGGAGCAGTTGAATCTTTAAAAGAAGGATTAGTTGCTGCTTTAAATTCTTTCACCATCGGTGCGTTAAGAATTGCAGAAGCATTTTGTCTTTCCTTACATAGGAATGATAATTCTTCTTTATTTAAGATACCACCAGCTTCTAATGAACCGAATGTATCAACAACATATCTGAATGTAATGTTGTCTTTGTCTACTAAAGCATTACCTAAACCAGTACCTGGCTTAATTGCTGTTAATAGTTCTTGTATTGTTTTCTCAGTTTGAGTTGCACCTTCTAATGGGAATGTTTTATAGAAACCTGAAGTTTCTTCGTATCTCTTAAGTGCATACTCTGGTCTTGAAGTAACTGCTCTATGTGATTCAAATCTGTAATAAGTTGTTCCGTTTTCAACAGATCTCTTAATTGATTTAATTCTAGATAGTTTACCACCATCACCTGGTACATACATACCTACTTTAATTGGCTGTACACCTTGAGCATCAACTGGGAAATATACATCACCAGCTTTGCTGTATGTGAATCTTCCTGCTTGAGCACCACCAAAGTCCCAACCGTCACCACCTAATGTTGGGAACATCACTGTTCTTGCGTTAGGTTGTAATGACCATGACTTAAAGTCAACAGTTACTGCTCTCTGCTTGATAGCTAGAGAAGTTAGGTTAGCGCCAGCGTATGATGCACTAAATCCAACAGAACCTGCTGGAGATACAGTTACAACACCCGTTTGACCATCAACACTAACATCGTTAATCGCAACATACTCGTTTGCATTTTCTGATAATAAGAAGTAGTTACCTCCGTTCTGTAAGTTACCATAGTTAAATGGAGCTTCAGATATAATTAGGTTACCATTAGCATCAACTGTCATAGTAACACCATTCTGCCATGTTGCAGCAGTTGCATCACTAAAATTTTCATAAGATTTAGATACCGGTCCGGCTGCTTCAATGATAATCCCATCCGATACACCTATAGTTGAAACTCCGGTGATCGCAACATACTCAGTACTTACTGAGCTAGTTAAGAATTTTGCATCATTAATATCATTTGCTAAAGTATTAGCATCAAGGCCTGTACCATTAATAGTTACAATACTACCATCGACAGATACGATACCTGAATAATTTGTTAAATCTAAATCAGTGCTTGATTTTTCTTGAAGTACTTTATGTGATAAAACTTCGTAATCTTGACGAATATCAAATCCATTACCTATTAGGTCGATTTGTGGAAGTGCATCTTCTTGTACTGCACAGAATAAACCTGTTCTTCTAGCCTCTAAGTTAATTAGAGTCTCGATATACATTTGGTTACCTTCTGCATCCATAAATTCAGGAATTAAAGATAATCCATTATATTGTGCTAATAATGTTACTTCTCTTAAACCTGCGAATTTAGCAAATTCTGATTTAATTAAACCATTCTCATCGAAGTATGTTCCGTAGTTAGGATCGTTATTTAATTCATCAGAATCAAATTTACCTTTGAATACAAATACATCTACTAAGTAGTCTGATACGTACTCATCTGCATCTACACCTTCTGGAATACCAGTTTCACCATACCATTCTCTAGCTGTTAATTCAAAACCTCTAGTATCAGCAGCTTGTCTAATGATAACTGTGATTGGATCTTGTTTGATATTAACAAATGAGATAGCGTGATTTGTATCTTCTGCAGCTGCAACTAATAATTTTTCATCATTAGGTACCCAGAATTTATCTGTATCAAATACATCTGTAAACTTCTTAGAAGCAGCATTAGATGCTTGAAGTGTATTAGCTGATAAACCTTCTTGTGAAGAGTTTGTTGCTGGAGAGAAAACTGATACTCTATCAGCCGCGTCGTCTGCAGTTAGGTTAAGAGCTAAGATTGGACCTCTTGATAGAGCTTCAATAGCTGATCTGTGGAAATACATTCCTTTTCTTTCTAATGACTTATCAACGCCACCGAAAACTTGTTTGAATTGTTCAACATCTTCTACTAAAACTGGAGTGTTGTATGGACCTTTTTTAGATCTACCTACAACCAATCTGATAGTCTCAGCTGGGATGTTCACGGTTTGTGACTTGTCAAACTCTAGACGATATACGCCTGAACTTTTGAACTGTAGTAATTGAGGACTTAATGCCATAATTTTTCGTTATTATTTTTTATTCTTTTATTATATATCCCTGTCTTTCTGCAAATTTATTTGAGCAGGTCATAAATATCAAATTGTAAATCTCCTTGTTGGTCGCTATCCTTATATAGTATAGCTTCCATCTGGTCATGAAGATCCGGGTCAATGAAATCTAAGAGCTCTTCTACGAAATCTGCATAATCCGTTGTATTAAAAAATTCTGTTGCAGTGATGCAAGTCATTATCACATCGTCGTTGCCCATTTGGGCTCCATAACTTCCATTTGGTAATGTACCAAAAAGGCTAGCTTCCGTCACTGTAACTTCATCTGTTAAATCTAATCTATTTATCTTGTACAATTTTGCAAAGTTCTGACAAAAGATAGCTTTATTGTCAGATTTTAGTTTAATACCTGGTTTTAAAGTTCTTCCATCATGTCGATGTCTAAATTTAACTACCATTTCATCATCAAAGTCATTTCTCTGTGGAAAGATACTTCTTAGGTATTGAAATAGTACTGTACCATAAGTATTGTATTCCACAATCATCTTCACGTTTTCAGAGTTAAATATGTCTACTGCTAATGTATATAAGACCTTTGCAAAATCTTCAATAACATGTTCGTTTGATTTAAACCTAGCAACTTGTGTAAA